GAACGCCATCTGACGACCACGGAACCGCAGGTAGACCTGATGGTTGTACTGCTCAACCGGCACAGTGTACGAACGTACGACTGCCTCGGGGGACTCAGGATCGAAGACTTGACCCGGAAAGTCTCGGGGCTTAACCACAACCGTGACCGAAGGGTTAGTCGCAATAGAGCCTCTGAACGTCATGTCAGGGATCATCCGCCAGCAAAACGCGAGCCGGTCACCGTCATCCATGTCAAAGTCAGCAGACTCAATATAAGAGTGCATCCCCTGCACAGGGCCTTCGCCCGTATCGTCATCGTTACCGACTTCGTGGTTCAAGATGCGGTTGGACTTAATGGCAATCGGGTTGTTCTGTACGCCGTTGTCCAGCCAAGCGGTTCGCTCCATCGTGCCGTAATACCAAGCGCGGTCTAGATGGTTGAATACAACGTACCGGTCAGGAGTCGAACCTTCGGGTGTGGAGCAGTAGAACCACCAGATCTCGGTATAACCCTCGTTGGTGCCGCAGATGACTTGATCGCGCTGGTCGAAGTTGACCTTGGTATCAGGATCAGCGAACACGTGCTGGCGCAACGAGCAGGGGAGAGTCTCAACTCGGCCCGAGTACATGTAGAACTTGTCCGCCCCCATCCAGTAAACGACGTTATTGACCACCGCAAAACTGTTGGGGGACATGATCGAGGTGTTATCCGCGATCTGACTCAGGTTCCATACATATGGGGGTCCGACGTACTGCATGGAGTAGACGGCAGCATCGGTGAAAACTATGATCTCCTGCTTGGTGGAGACCGCTGCAATAATCTTGGAACCTGAAGAAAGGCGAATACCGCCCGCTTGGTTAGTGATCCCGGGGTACCACTCGGTTACGTCTTCTTGATCCGACCAACGAATCAGCAGGGGGTCAAGCGTCGATGTCCCAATCTCATTTGTCCCGAAGACAATAACGAACCGAGAGGTGTCCGAGACGATCATCTCGTTCTGGAACAGGGGGACACTCGACGCACCGGGGAGGCTCGATACCAGAACACCCCGATTGGAGAACGCAGCCGGAAGCGACGCGGCATTCCAGTAATACAGCGGACCACCACGCGGGCCGTAGATGAGGTCTTGCCCGTAGTTATGGGCGTTCCACAGACGCAGAGGAGCCGCCACCGTAGTAGCCGCTGCAACGCCCCAACCCGTATCCGGACCAGACGGGAGCACCACACCACCCCACGTACCAGCACCCCACCCGCTAGTCAGTACAACCGAGGCATTACCCGACGTAATCTGATATGCCGCCGAGACAACCGCACCACCACCTGAACCGGCACCTGTAGCAGCGGTTGGGACGACAATACTGTAGCTGTTGGCGTTGATAAGAGTGATCTGAAATTCGCGGTTCAGATCGCCAGCAGATAGGCCGTTAAAACCCACGGACCCAGAGAAAGTAACAAAATCACCCGATATAGCTCCATGGCCTGTATCCGTCACGACAACCGTCGTGCTTCCATTAGTAGTTGCGAAGGGGTTGGTCCCGAGGGTTCTCGTGACACGCAAGGGGGTGATGTCGTAGTATTCGCCACCATTCTCGACGTAATACTTGAGGCTCGTTCCAATCCCGGTATTAACGTAGCCGGAGTTGGTTGTCCACGCCCACATGTTGCGGGCGGTGCCAAGGAATGTCTTTGACGAGATGGGGGACCAGCCGCCGATCTTTTCGGGTTTGCCGGAGCGAAATCGCACCTTGTCACAGATGTACCAAGTCCCTTCCGCAGCGTAGGAAGTGGATTCTCGGTTGACCCCCGGAGCAAATGAAATTTTCTTGAGTGCCATGTTTATTTGCTCACTGCTGTGAACAGGCTTTAGCGTATTCGATCAGACTATTCGCCTGTGCTCGACAGTCTTCGTGAGACTTTACCGCCCCTGCGATCCATTCTGAGAGTGTACGTTCTGAGACCCCATCAGGTCTACCGGGATTGGCGGCAGCTTCTCTACGGGCTTCAGGAGCTGCGGGGGGATCGACACGCTCGGTCGTTTCTCGGATTCCAGACATGGAGTTGAGCAGCCCTGCAAGATCAGCGTTGATAGCACGGCGAGTAGAAGAAGCGTATTTCTGGACTTCACGGACCACCTCCACATATTCGATCTTCACATTGGCACGAGCCATCTCAAGATCAGCGGCAAGGCGACTGCCTTCAGCACGAAGTTCAGCCGCACGTTTATCAGCGGCAGCAATCAGCGCCTTCTTTTCAAGCTCCCACTTGGCCTGAGACGCCGAGTACCCCCGGCTCCAACCAAAAGCATAAGTCGCCATGTGAGTCACGATGGCGACCAGAACAGCAATCACGATGCGTTCGAGGGATGTCACGGGTAGCATCTGGCTGGTCCCCACATTGCTTGGTAGTAAAGCGGCGTCAACTTCAAGAGTATCTTCTTGGAATACTCGGAGTTCTCACGCTGGTTGGCCGCAGTGATACCGGGATTGATCTCGCAAGTCTGGTAAAGGCAGACGTTTGGATTCTTGGAAATCGCCTTCCTACGATTAACCCATCCCAGCCCACCGTTATATGCCGCCAGTGCGAACGCATACTTCTGGCATTCATTTATACCTGAGACGTTATCGTACAAAGACTTCATGTACCGGCTCTGGTTCAACATTGCCCAACGAGGGCTGAACGGCTGGGGGGCTTCACCGTACCGCTTCGCCATATCCGATGCCGTCAAGGGCATGAACTGAGCTAGACCCTGAGCCCCTGCCCAACTCTGAGCGTTGGGGTTCCATGCACTTTCTTGATGAAGCTGCGCGGCAAGATTAGATACTGGGGCTTCCATGCCCCAGACAGAACGGGAGAGGCGGGTCAGATCCCGACGAAAATAGTCAGCTCGGGAAGGAATGTCTTGCGCGACAGCCGCGCCGATACCGACAATAGCCAAAAGGACTCCGATGAGGAGTCCCCTGAAGAACGAAGCTAGGGAGTGACTTTTACGTTCCTTGGCGACGCCCGCGCGAAAGCCTTCCGCATACACCATCTGCATCGCGTCCCTGACGGGATCTCTCAGAGTGCCAGAGACGCGGCGATCATCACCCCGATCACCAGCGCGGTCCGTCGCATCATCCATGATGTTTCTGGCTTGGTCTCGCTAGGACGAGCATAAGGAAAGATCCCCCGGTCAAGGAAGTACCCAGCGATAGCCGCACAGGTCAGCACGTTAGCCTTGAACAGCAGCACACCAAGCTGCTGCGGAAACAGCATAGCCACCGTAACGGTCGTGATGACGGCAAGAACGGCAGTACCTTTAAGACGGGTTTCTTTGATGAAACTCAGCATGTTCAAGCCTTCATGATGTAAGCCAGCGCAAGGTACGGCGGCAGGTTGGCGTTGGTAGCGGAGGTACCGGCTGCGGCAGACGTTACAGAGAAATCGTGCGCGTGGTTGTTGCTAGTGCCGTTAGTAGTCCCAGTGTAACTATGGTTATGGGGGGGCGAGTCAGTGGCGGTTACAGCCGCATCCGCACCTTGATAAAGACTTAGCGCCGTAACAGCACTAACACCGCCTTCACCGTAACCCAGTGGCAGGGTAGGGGCCTCATGGGTATGGTTCTGGTTGTTGTCCCCAGTCGTGCCACTGAAAAAGTGATTATGGTCAGCACTCTGCCCCGATGTATTACCAACAACACTGTGAGTGTGCGAAGGCAGCGTCGCATTGGCACTACCACCCGTAGCGTTCACGGCATAGGTACTACCAGCACCGACGATGAAGCGGTCCCGAAGATCAGGCGTTCCGTTCGTACCGTTGCACAGGTACCAGCCCGCAGGGATCGAAGCAATCGACCCCGACCACATCATGATCGCGCCAGAAGGTACGAAGTTATCCGTCGAGGTAATGGCCTCTGAGACGTTCGTTCCGTCACAGACGACGATGGTGGACTTGCCGTTCGGAATCGTTACTCCAGTCCCAGCAGCAGTCTTGACGACGATACTTTGCCCACCAGTCGTGGAGTTCTTGACGACGTAAAGTTTGGAGACGCTAGGGACAATTATGTTTCTGCTAGCAGTCAGCGTAGGCGTGGAAGTAACCCGCAACCCCATCGACCGGGCTTCATCAGTTGCGCCGTTAAGAGCTGTGAGCGTCTTGTCGGCGTCCGTAGCCATCAAGACCGTCGTGTAACCGGCAACAGCCTGCTCGATCAGGGCACCGATGTTCGTGTTGGTGAGGTCACCCCAAGTGCCTTCTTGCTCACCGGTACCGATTAGCGTGAGCCGAAGGTTCGACGAATAAGTAAGCGGCATCTCAGTTCGCCCTCAGAATAGCGTTTGAAGCCGAGGGAGGAGGCATCTGAATGATGAGGTTGCCATCGTTCACAACCCGGTCGGTACCAAAGTCAAATACCGCAACCGCCCGATTGGACTTCGTTGCGTTGTAGATCATCGCCTGTCTGTACGTCAGAGTCACCGCACCCAGCGTGACATCCGCAAAGTCCATGACTACCGTGGTTCCATCCAACGATGGGGTAACGGAGGTAAGGATAGCTCCTCCGGCTGTGTATCCTGCGCCTGAGGCTTCGCCTGTTGAAGTGTAATTAGTCGTTCCCGCGTTGAGCGTAGCCGCTGACGTATAAAGCGCGATTTTGAACGTATCACCTGTCGATGCCGTGAAATCATGGATTCCCTTGAACAGTTCGACTTTGAACGAAATGCAGATGACTTGGGACATATTATTTCACCGGGTAGCGGACCTGACCATCGCGGAAAGTGTCCTGACGATTTTTAGCGTCCACAAGCTGCTTAAGGAGGGCCATAGCTTCTTTGAACTTGCCGTCGTACATCGTCAGCATGTCCTGCTCGCCCTTCATGAAAATATACGCTTCTACCAGCGAGCCGTACAACAGGACCGAGCTGAAGTTGTCACCCAGCCAGCTAGTACCAGCAGTCGTGATCGAGTCGGGATATCCGAAGTACGCCAAATAGACTGGATAGACCGCGTTCGGGATAGGTGCGAGAGTGATCTCGTAAGCACCCGTCAACGCATAATGGGTCGGTTGTCCGGTGGCCACAGTCGGGAACGCTTCGCGCAGGAAGTTTGGATCTTTGTTCAGGAGATACGCCTGAGCATTTAACGGAAGGCCAATCGACACAGAGAACGTGGACAGGTAATCCGAGGGCAACGCGACCGTAGAAACTTCGAACACCGTCGCCAGAGTTGCCAACTTTCGAGAAGCAGGAAGCTGAACTGCGTTGAGAACCCGCTGTTCGGTCTGCGTGATGAAAGTATCAACGTCAGCCTTGGAGAACACGTTCTCCGTATAGTGCTGAATCTCAGCGACGAGTTCGTTGTAGTTCATTTACTGAGGGCTACATTTTTGAGGAACTTCTTACCCTTGGTGGCAGCACCCGCACCACGCATGGTGCCGTACTCTTTCTGACCAACACCGGGGGCGAACTTACCCTTGGTCAAGACGCCAGCCTTACCGATATCCGTCTGGGGGTAGCCAGCGGTGTTCGGCACAGGGACAGACTTCGGCTTGTTAGACTTCATTTGGTTTTGCTCCGCTGGTTCATGACGCGAGCCATGTTGCGACCATACTTCTTGGCATCCGCCGAAGTAACACCACCACGCTTGAAACCCTTGACGGCTACATCGGGATGAGCGGCCTTCGGGCCTTTACGCATATGAGCAGCGAGGGACTTTTTGGCTGAAAACATTTGAAC